TCCGGTGGCTCTGCGACAGATTGCGCACCGGCCGCCCTGGGCCTCATACAGGGTGGTGTAGTCACCCTCACCGAGTCCGTAGGTGGTCTGTACGCGCTTCTCGTGCGCGGCCTTGCTTCGGCGCTTCTTCTCGTCGCGCCAGTGGGTGGCGCACCGGGGGCCGGGGTTGGGCGCTGGGCGCTTGCTCCCCGGCTCACAGTCCTTGCAGACCTTGGGGGTGGTCACGCGAGGGCCAGGATGTCCCTGACCTTGGTATGAAGGTCGGTCAGGTCGCCGTCGTTCTTGATGTGGGCGTCGAACCACTTGTCCGGGAGTTCCTTCTCCGACTTGTGGTCGTTGACCGCGCCGACGCCGGGCCGGGTGACCTTGATGAGCAGGCCGAGACGGCTGTCGATGGCGTGGTGCTCGTTCTCGAACCGCAGGTCGGTGAACACGTACTTCTTCTTGTCGTCCAGGTCCTTGAAGGCGGCGTTGACCCACACGTCCTGGCTGATCATTTCCCGGCCGACCTCGGTACCCAGGACCTGGAGCATCCGGCGGATCTCCTCGTAGCGGCGCTTGGCGTCCTCCCAGCCGATGTCGTCCACGATCTCCTGGAGGGTCCAGGTACGGCCATCGGCATCGGAGAGGATGACGGGGTTGAGGACGTACAGGGCCTCGCGCAGGATGTCGGCGAAGGCGACGCGGTTGTAGCCGTAGTCGGCCAGGATGCGGGCGACGGAGTCCTTACCGGCGCCCGGGTAGCCGTGGAGTCCGACGAACTGCGGAAGCCAGGCCTCGATGATGTCGGGGGCGTCGGTGGTGTTGGTGGTGGCGGTGCTCACTTGTTCTCTCCAGTGATGTTGCGGATGTGGTCGCGGACGAGGGGGATGTCCCAGAGCGCCTTGCGGGCGTTGTCCACGGTCGTGTTGCGCTTGTTCTCCAGGCGGACGAGGGTGTCGAACTGGCCCTTCCACGCGCCGGTCATCCAGTCCGTCTTCTCGATCAGCGGGGTGACTCTGCTGACCACTTCGAGGACCTGGTCCTCGGTCTCCTTGAGGCGCTTTCGCTCGGCTTCGAGTTCGGCGATCTTCTCGTCGAGTACGGCCCGGGTCTTGATCAGGCTGCAACCGGCGTACAGGACGAGCGCGCTGTAGACGGTGGCGCCGAAGACGAGGACGTAGTTGTTCATCGGTGCATCAAGCACCGGGCGGGCACATCCTTGACCGGCGCGAGTCCGTACCACGAGCAGGGTGCCGAGGCGCGGAACCAGATGCTTCCCAGCACGAGGGCGGCGAGGGCGGTGCCGACCAGGATGCCGAAGGCGGAGTCAGTGCGTCTGCTCATCAGGGAGCAACCCTTCCGTTCTTGACGAAGGCTTCGTAGGTGAGCGGGAAGTGCTCGGCGAAGGCGACTTCCATGTCCAGGGCCACGCGCTCGATCTCCTCCTGCGGGAAGGACTTGAACGCGGAGTCGTCGGTCTTGGTCCGCAGGGACAGGAAGTGCATCAGTGAGCGCGGGTTCGCCGTGGCGTAGAAGGAGGTGAAGAGTCCGACCGGCAGGACGTTGCGGGCGACCTCGCGGGCGATACCGGCTCTGAGCATCTGCTGGTAGTGGCTGTATGCCGCGTTGTAGACCACGCTCATGGAGTGCTCGGCGCTGAGGTACTGCTCGTCGCTGCCCTGGATGAACTCGTACTCGCCGGGCTTGCCCTGCTGCACCAGCGGGCGGTAGCGGCCGGGGATGTAGAAGACGGGGTCCAGTTCCTTGTATCTGCCCGAAGTTTCGTTGTAACTCCAGCCAGCGCGGTGCCTCATGAACTCGCGGGCCACGAAGATCGGCGCCTCGACGAGGAAGGACAGTTGGCCGTGCTCGAACGGGCTGCCGTGCCGGTTCTTCATCAGGTAGTTGATCAGGCCCCGGGCCTCTCCCGATTCCGCCGCAGCGGAGCCGAGGGTGGAGACGCGGGCCGCCTGGCAGATCTTCGCGTCGCTACCGGCCAGGTTCTCCTGGTCGAGCGCGGCGGAGACGGAGGAGCGGAAGGTCACGGGCATGTGGTGGTCAGTCCCCTTCGTAGGACGAGTAAGCGCTGAGTGGGATTCCGAAGCGGGGGCCGTAGGGGGTCTCAACCGTTCCTCCGGCCGCGAGTGCTTCCTTCTTGGAGATACGAAACACCATCTCGCGATGGTTGTCAACGTACTCAATCCAATCCGTTGACAAGCGGATTCCAGGCATCTCGGTGTCGAGGTCGTACAGGACGTAGCCCTCCCACCGGACGGACTGCTCCGAGACGCCGACGTGCTGGTACAGCCGCAGCATCCAGTCGAACTGCCCGACCTTGTAGAGGTGGTCGCCCTGGCGCACGTAGACCGGATCGCGGTAGTTGGACAGGCACGTGCGGGGCGCCCCGGCCCGGAAGGAGTTACGCCACTCCCACGGCGGCCGGGGCTGCTCCACGTGTGTCACCTTGCGGCGTACGCGCCTCATGCGTTCATCCGCCCGGCGCGGTTCTCCCGGTCTCCCCGGCCGACCCTGCGCGTCAGTTCACGGCTCAGGAGGGTGTTCTTGCGGTCGGCGGAGTCGTAGACGGCCTGGAGCATCTTCCGGTAGGCGTAGGCGGCCGTCTTGGCCTCCTGGGCCGCCACGTACTCCGGGTCCTCGTACGCCATCGCCTTGGCCGCCGTCACGGTTTTCTGGTTGGAGTTCCGGACGGCGGACAGGGCCTTATGCGCTTCGAGTGTGTCGACGGACGACTTTTCGTCCACCTCCGCTGCTGCCAGACGGGCTCCCGTGTACTCCACCCACGACGTCGTCCTGGCGAACAGACTCATCAGGGCGCCGTCGCTTAGTTCGGTGGGATCCTCCGGAAGTTCGGGCACGTCGCCCGGCGGCTTCGGGGGCAGGTACAGATCCTCGCGCTCCAGTCTCCTGGTCGCCTTCTGGCTGGGCGTCTGTACCGCTTCCCAGCCCTTCCTCGCTACTGCTCGCGCCATCGGTGGCGGTCTCCCAACAGGTCGAAAAGAACGGACAGTCCTTGCAGGTCTTCTTGTCGACCCCGCAGAACTCCGGCCGTGGTGGTGGCTTGCCCTTCTTGAGGGCGTACTTGACGTCCAGAGCGGACTCGAACAGCGGCTCGGCGATCTCCGGGTTGTACTTGACGACGAACTCCTTGTGCGCCTGCGTCGCCTTGTACTCGTAGAGGAAGATCACCTTGTCGAAGGGCAGACCCATCTCCTTGCACAGCCGGAGATAGATCTGGGTCTGGCGGATGTGGCTGCCGAAGGGGCGCCGGAGCGACTTCCACAGGCCGTCGGTGTCGATGACGGTCTTGCCGTCTTCGGTCTTCACGGTGAACTGCCGCAGCAGCTCGGGCTGGTCGAACCGGACGGTGCCGTTACCGATGGACTTGACCTCCACCAGGGCGTTCAGGTCCTCGATGGCGCCGTCCTCGTGCCCGGCTATCAGGAACTCGGACTCGGCCTCGACGGGTACCTCTCGGTACTCCAGGGGCTGGCGTGCGTCGCAGTTCTTGCAGTGCAGGGTGCCGCCCGTGGCCGTCTCCGACCAGCCGCACTCAGCACAGCGCCACTTACCCCACAACCGGCCCATCTGCTGGAGCCACTTCTGCCACTTCGCATGGATGGCGTGACCCTCTTCGAAGACTGTCTCCAGTTGCGCGGAGAAGTTCCGGCTCTTCTCGGGGGAAGCCCCCGCCAGCCTGTAGTAGGTCTGACGGGGGCACCAGTCACTCTTGGCCATCTCCGACGGATGGATGATGTCCTGCCGCCGGTCGGTCGGCTTGTCGTGCTCCTCCAGGAGGTGCCGGTGGATGTCGCCGAGCAGGACGTTCTTACTCTTCTTCGTCTCCGCCAGCGACGCGATCCGGCCAGACGGCTTCAAGGGTTTCCTTGCTCGGGGCACTCTCAAAACTCCACTCGGTCTTGGGCACGAACCTCCGTATGTAGGCCCGCTCCAGGACGTTCAACCCGCCCCAGATTCCGTAGTGCTCGTTGTTGACGAGCGCGAATTCGAGACACTGTTCTCGGAGCGGACAGACCGTTCCGGTATAGGTGCCGTTGCAGATGTGCTTGGCCTGGGATTCGCTGCCGGTGCCATCTCCGAAGAAGTCGTCGTGCTCCCTCGTGGGCCGGAACTTCCGACAGGCGGCCTCCTTATCGGGATTGCCACCGCCGTCCCATTCCGGGGCATTGATGCGAAGGTGCATTACCAAGGCAGAATCTCCTCCGCATCCATTTCCGGATGCGCCAAAGTATGAAGCGACAGGAAAGTCTCTTCCGACATCGTGATCCAGTTCCTTCCGCTGGCCATCTGAGTGCCGAAGAGCATTTCCCTGCCGTCGAGGAGGGCCTGCTTCTCTGCGGTGATCAGTTCCTTGTCCTTGAGCGAATACGACACCTTGCTGGTGACCTTGTATTCGATCGAGTAGTCCGTGGTGCGAACGTCGTTCTTCCGGACCCACCCATTCCCGCTACCTGCATTTACCGTCCCGCCGAGGAGTTCCGCCCCCCGCCTCTCCTGCTTCTGGCTCTTCTTCAACATGTCCGCCATAAGAGACCTCCAGAAGCGTGGCGAGGAGATTGAACTTCTCGTGGGCCTGGCCCTGGCGCCGGGAGTACCGGACGCCAAGGACCAGGATGTAAATGGCTGCTAGACCCAGCAGCACGGAGAGCAGGGCCACCATCAGGCGGCCTCGGTATGAAGCCCGTCGGTCTCTTCGGGCTTGGGCCGTCGGCTGACCTTCTTGGTTCCTGCGGTCTGGGCGGCGTCGAGGTCGTCCTCGGAGATGCTTCGCTCGTCGGCGTGCGTGGACGCGGCCAGGACCTGCTCGTAGAGGTCTTCCTGAAGAGTCAGGTCCTGGCGGAGCCGGTCGAGCATGGGCTCCTTGCCCTGCCAGCGCAGAACCGGCTTTCCCTTCTCGTCGTACTCGCCGTTGTCGATCTCGAAGTAGGCGCCCTTGCGCTTGATCACGTCGAAGAGAATGCCCATGATCATGATTTCCTTGACGGTGTCGAAGTCACCGCGAGCGAAATTCAGGAACGGGGCGGAGCGGAAATAGGCGTCGATCGTTGCGACCTGCTGCGGGGCGGCCGACTTGTTCTTGATGGTCTTTACCTTGATGACCTGGCCGACATTTACCTTGCCCTTTCCGGGCCGGGCTTCCTGAATCCACTCGTCGCGCCGGACTTCCACCCGGGTGTAGAAAGCGTAATTCTTGGCGTTTCCACCGGGAGTCGTGGTCGGCGTGCCGTGCGGGGAGAACTTACCGATGGCGTCGCGGTACTGATTGATGACAATTCCGAGCAGCGGACGGTCGTCGGGGTCGGTCATGCTGCGCTTGGTCGCGGCGCCGGACTTGCGGAAGAACTTGCCGGTGAGGCGGGCGCCCAGCGCCATGGTCGCCTCGTCCATGTCCTTCTCGGATTCCTCGTCCGGAATGAGTGCCGGGTAGGAGTCGAGCACGATCATGTCGACGGACCGCGACGTCGCGAAGTCGAGCATGGTCTGGTAGGCGAACTCCATGGCCTGGGTCGGGACCACGATGACGCGGTCGTTGTCGACGCCCAGCGCCTCGGCCTGGTCGGTGTCGTAGTGCTCTGCGGCGATCCACAGGCAGGTGAAGTTCGGGTCCTTCTTCTGGTTGGCGGCCAGCGTCTTGTAGACGATGAACGTCTTGCCGTGGGACTCGCGGCCGATGACCTCGACCCACTGGTTGCCCGGCCAGCCGCCACCGAGGGCGATGTCCAGGGAGAGGGAGCCGGAGGTGAACCGCTTGGCCACCTTCATCTCGGAGGCGAAGCAGACGGCGCCTGCACCGTGCTCCTTGTTGACCTTGGCGATGAGAGCGAGGGCGTCCTTGTTGATGCTCAACAGGGGCCCCCGTAGGTATGAAGTCGCATGTGGTGTTACTCCTGATCCGATAACGGCAATGCCGTAACGAAGAACCGGTAGTCCCTATACCGTAATGGTGAAGGAACTACCGGTCCACTCATGTATCAACTAGTCAGAGCAAGATCTTTTGGGAAGTTTCAGGTGGTCACGAGGTCGACGACCTCACACGCCCCTGCGACGCACGCCAGTTCCTGGGAGCCCACGGTCTGGTCGTAGGTCTCGTAGAAAGCGAGGTCCGACCACTCCACGCGGTGCTCCTCAGTGGCCTGCGCCTCGTACTCCTCCTTCGTGATCTCCGTGTACGGCGCCTGCACGTACGTGTGATCGCTGTAGGGGAGGAAGGAGACACCACTGATCTCGTCCAGGTGCTCCCAGACCCACTCGCCGACCTCGGCCCACTCGTGCTCACGGACGCTGATGGTCACCGAAGGCTTGTGCTCACACCAGTGCCGCTGATAGGCCAGCCAGATCTCCAGGTGCTCGATCGCGGAGACGTCCTCCCGCACCAGGGCCGTGTCACTGGCCCGCTGGGGGAAGGTGAACACCCACGCGGAGGAGTTGTAGGCGTCCTCCTCGTGCGGGATCCCGGCGTCGATCATCACGAACGCGATGGGGTCCTTCTTGTCCACGCGCACACGCCGCTCGTAGAAGCGGGCGTGCTTGGTATGAAGCCCGGACTCGCAGTCGACCAACTGGGAGACGGTGCCGGAGGGCTTGACGCAGGTGATCGCATCCGAGGACGGGATACCGATGCGCTGGGCCTCGGTCTCGTTGGCGACGCGTGCCGTCAGGCGAAGGTCGGTCAGCGAGAGGGACGTCAGTCCCATGCCCAGGCTGCCATTGGTGAACTGGTTGCCGAAGACACCGGTGAGGCTGACGCCGAGGAGTCGCTCCTCCTCCGCGTTCTTGCGCCACTCCTCACGCAGGTACGGGTAGTCCGTCAGCGTGCTCTGCCAGGTGCCGAGGATGGCCGCCAGGCGTACCTTGCGCTCCAGGTCCTCGACGGTGTCCTCCGGCCGGACGACGACCTCGGACAAGTTGCAGAAACTGAACGGCCGCAAAATGATCTCGCTGCACGGGTTGGTCCCGTAGTCGGTGTCGGCCGACCGGTGCCCGTACTCAGCGGCCTGACGCTGGGCTGCACCACGGTGGAAGATGCCGCGCTCACCCGAGCCGGACGCGACGATCGAGTCCCACTCCTGGTTGAAGTCCTCGTAGCGCATGCCGTCGTAGTAGACCGCACTGTTGTTGGCGAGGGCTCGGTAGGCGTGATCGACCCACCACTCCCCTGCCTTCGCCTGCGCCATCTCCTGGTCGTCCAGGTCGGACAGGGAGATCATCGCCGAGCGCCGGACGCCACCGACCACAACGACGCTGGCTATCTTGCACGCCAGGTCGTGGACCTCGATCGGACGGAACTGGCGGCCCTTGGCGCCGTGGAACAGCGCGGTGGTGAAGTTGAACAGGTCGTCGAGCGGACCCGGTCCGGAGGCTCGCCCTCCGAAGGTATGAAGACGGGCGCCTGCCGGTCGCACCTTGGACAGGTCCCACTGCCGTACTTCACCGGCCCACAGACCCTCCAGCAGCGAGCGGAAGGCCAGTCCCCAACCTTCCTTGCTGTCCTCGACCACGATCACGTCGGAGGCAGCCACCAGGGCGTCGGGGACGGCGGGGAGTTGGTCGGTGTACTTCTTCTCGACGCTGTAACCGACGCCAGTGCCGTTCATGAGGATGTAGAGGAGTTCGTCCAGGGCGCGGGCGTCCTGCAACGGCAGGTACGAACAGTTGAAGCCCGCGATATTCGAGCGGTCCAGGGCAGCACCGGCAGTCATCACCGCGCGCATGGACGGCATGACCTCGTGGGTGAGCACGGCCTGTCGGATGGCCTCGACGACCTCCGGCTCGGGGGTGTAGTCGTGCTTGTTCTTCAACTGGCCGATCATGAAGCCGACGTAGCGGTCCACGGTCTCGGTCCAGGTCTCGCGGCGGTTCGCGTCCTCCAGCCAGCGGCTGTATCGGCTCTTCGCGATGAAGGAGCGGTAAGGGTCGGCGATGTCGCCGGAAGGGGTGAGCAGGGAGGTCACCAGGAAGTCCATTCGCTTGCGTTCGGTAAGGGGGGTCAGACGGTGCCGTCAGCCCGGATGATCGTGCTCGGCTTGTAGTTGCTCCGGCCGCCCGCTCCCCCGCTGGCCGTCTGCTTGGACGGGGTCGCGGGGCCGTCGCTGGTGCTGCCGGACGGCAGTCCTGCGGTGGTCTGTGTGAAGCGGGGGTTATAGCCGCACGTGTAGCACTGGGGCATTGCGTTGGGGTGGCCGACGGGCTTGAAGTACTCGCCGCCCTGGCAGTCGGGGCAGTGGGTGTCCTGCTTGGTGACCATCGCCCTGGCCGGGGGCTTGCCCTGGGGCTGCTCTGGCACTGTCTGCGGAGCCGGTGCCGGGGTGGGGTAGGGCTGCTGTCCCGAGGCCCACCACGGGCTGCTGGACTGCTGCTGCGGGGCCGGGGCCGGGGCGGCCGGACGTGCAGCCGCCCCTCCCAACTTGTTAGCCCAGAAGTTACTCACCGAATTGCACTCCGTCCGCGTACGTGATGATTCCCATGTCGAGCAGGTTGGCGAGGACTGCCACCATTCCGGCACGCAGTACAGAGGAATGATGCCGCTGGAGAGCGACGGCCGTTTCCTCGTCCGCTGAAATGCCAGAGTTAACCAGCATAGCCGAGGCAGTAATGCCGGAAACTAGTGGACCGAGGAGGTCCAGCATTTCCTTGAGGGGAAGGACCTGCGCAAGCCTTTCGTGGCTGGCCCGGTGCTCCATTTCGCTGACGTCCGGGCTGTCCGGAGTCAGTTTCATGAGCGGGATCATCTTCTCTACGTCGGGGCACGGGATGATGTCCCAGAGCAGACGCTTTGTGAGCATCTGCGGCGTGAAGAGATCGATCTGCGGCTCTTCTTCCTCGAACTCGTCGTGGTCCTCGAAGTCCTCGAAGTCCTTGTTCTTGCGGTTGAAGATTCCCATTACTTGGCCTCACTCCAGCGGTCAACGATTTTCACGTCCGACGACAGCGGTACCTTGAGCAGTTTCTGGATGTCCTCGCCGAGCATGGCTTCCCGAACCAGGTCGGCGGCCTCTTCGGCGCGGTCCTCCGGAGCGAGGACGACGAGTTCGTCGTGCACCGAAAGGATCAGTCGGATTTCGTCCGGCAGGGAGTTGTTCAGCCGGATCATCGCCAACTTGATCAGGTCGGCTGCGCTTCCCTGGATCAGGCTGTTGACTGCCTGGCGCTCGGCGCCCATTCGCAGGCCGTTGTTCTGCGAGAGCATGAGCGGCAGGCGACGCTTGCGGCCGAGCAGCGTGCGGATGTACGGAGGTCGCCGCGACCGGCAGACCTGGATGACCCTTTCCTTGAAGGCGTAGATCTCCGGGAACAACTTCTGGTGCATCTCCATGAAGCGCTTGGCTTCCTTGACGGAGATCTTCGCCATGCTGGCGACCTTGTCCGGGCCAGCGCCGTAGACCACGGCAAAGTTGATTCCCTTTGCGACCTGCCGGAAGTCGATACACGTCCGGTCGCCGCTCTTTACTCGCGCCATGAATTCCTGCGGGTCCACGCCCATAAGCGCGGCAGCGGTGGCCGAGTGAGGGTCGACGCCGTTGTGGAATCCCTTGTAGAGGTCGCCTCGACCGATGAAGTGCGCGAGCACCACGAGTTCGATCTGTCCGTAGTCCGCGACGACCAGTTTGTATCCGGCCGGTGCGACGAACAGGCCACGGATTCGCTTACCGAGGTCCGTGTCCGGGCGCGGGATGTTCTGGAGGTTGGGTTCCCGGCAGGAGAATCGTCCGGTCACCGTTCCGTACTGGACGAAGTCGGCGTGGATCCTGCCATCGAAGATGCGGCACGGCTTCTTCGGGTCGCCCTCGATACCGAGGTAGGACAGCGGGTAGTCGAGCAGCTTGCTGACTTCCGCGTACTCCAGCAGTTTCTTGACGACCGCGTTGTTCTCGTGCTTCTCCAGGCTGTCGGCGTCGGTGGAGTAGTCCTTCCACTCCAGCTCCTGCCCGGACTCGCGCTTCTTCTTGCCGCCATCGGTCGGCTTGGTGGGGCGCAGGCCCTGGCCGCCGTCCTTCTTGGGGGCGTACAGGACTGCGGCCTTCTGGGCCGGGGCGTTGAGGTTGAACTGCTGTCCGGCCGCACGGTAGATGTCGGCCTCGATCTCGACCAGGCGGGCGCTCATGTCGCGCACCAGCTCCTGCATGGCCATCTGGTCGACAGGTGCTCCGGTGATGCCCATGTCGAGCAGCACGCCGAGGACGTCCTCTTCCAGGCGCCGGATGTTGATCAGGCCCTGGTCGTGGATGCGCTTCTGGAACTTTTTCCAGAGGAGCCAGGTGTACTTGGCGTCCATGTACGCGTAGTGCGCGACCTTGCCGAAGGGGTGGGCCTCGACGCACTTGCCGACGTTCTCGGTGTCGTAGTCGACCTTGTAGTACTTCTTGACGAGTTCCTTGAGGCCCTTCTGCTTGAGGTTTTCGTCGAGCAGCCACTGGAGGACGATCGTGTCGCTGTACTGCGGGGGTGCTATCTCGCCCCAGTACTTCGCCGTGGAGATCAGGTCGAAGGTCGCGTTGTGCGCGATCTTGATCTTGTCCTCGTCGAAGAACAGCGGCTTGAGGATGGAGAACACCTCACTCGGGAGCATCTGCTCCGGCGGGGCGTCGTAGACAGCCGGGATGGCGTCGAACTTCCCGGTGATCTTGTTCTTCTTCTTCGTGGCCTTGCTCAGCAGGACGTCGCCGTTGGGGTGGCCGAACGGGATGGCCACAGCCATGCCGTCGGTGGCAAGGCTCATCCAGTTGGCGACGTTCTGCGTCGGGACGTTCCGGTTGGGACCGAAGGTCTCGATGTCGAAGGAGAAGGCCGGGCGCTCCATGAAGCGCTCGACCACGGTATGAAGTCGGTCAGGGGTCAGGATGACGCTGTTGCGGATGGGCACGGGCGCTACCTCCTGGTGGTGTGGTGGGAAGCTGAAGGGGAGGCCCCGGCAGCCAGGTGCCAGAACCTCCCCCGGGAGGCTGATCAGTCGTTCAGGATCTCGCGGGCGATCTGCTTGAGTTCATTGCGCGTGTTCACGTGCAGGACGTCCTCGTCGTAGGCCTTGGAGTCGAACTCCTCCAGGTCCTCCTCGGTCAGCGGGTCGATGTCCCAGTCGTCGAGGAGGTCCCGCTCCTTGACCGGGGTGATGTAGTACGTGGTCTTGTTGTTCTTGCTCTGCTTGGAGACGCTGAAGTACAGGTCGTCCCGGTTGATCGGGGCGGTCTTCTTGTCCTTGGAGTAGTTCTTGAGGATGTCGGCGACCATCGGGCCGAACTGCCACACCTTGATGACCGGGTCCTCGGGGTCGGTGAAGTCGACGACGTTGAACGCGATCTGCTGGGAAGGCTTGTCACCCGCGTCGTCGCACAGCGGGCACCGGCTCTCCAGGCACGTCCAGGAACGCTTGCCCTTGCGCTCGATCCAGTGCTGGAGGAAGACCAGGAACGGCTCCTCGTCCAGGATCTTCACCACCACGGCCTCGTTGGTGACCTTGAAGTTCTCCGGGAAGCCGGACGTGGCGGACTTGGTCTTCTCGTAGGAACCCCAGCCCTTGCCACCGACCTTCGGCGCGGGCTCGTTGTCCTCGTCGTCGTCCTCCTCAGAGGCGCGGCGCGAGCGGCGGGAGGCGGGGGCCTCCTCGGTATGAAGCGACTCGCGGCGCGAGCGGCGAGAGCCCCGGGCCGGGCGCTCGGTCTCCTCCTCGGCGTAGCCGTGCTCCTCCTGCTCGTCGGCGGGGGTGTAGGCCTCGGTCGCGGCAGCGGTACGGCGGCGGGTCAGAGTGCGGGGCATCAGTTGTTCTCCTGCTGGTAGAGATGGATGTACGACTTGTCCTCGGCTGTGTTCAGCCGGGCCTCTTCGATGTCAGCGGCCAGCGCGTCGTGGATGTAGTCGACGGCGATCTTGTCGAGGTCCTGGAGG